ACATTGGTGTATACTTATAACTTGGGGGTTATGACATTAATAAAAATATAATAACAATTACGCCTGTAGGCGAAGAAAGCGACCATTTATTTACAATGGAGCCAGCAATTAATTTTATACCAGAATGGTACAGAACTAGCATATCTCAAAGAAAGGGTTCAAAAACTTTTTTAGATAAGAACTCAGAGATAACATCAACATATAAAAAGTGTATGCCATTTCTTGATGCAATGACATCTGGATATATTATTGCAACTTTAGCAGACATAGAAGTACAAAAAAATGAATTTGGACAAACTTCGTTTAATTGGCTATCAAAACATACATTAGTTACTCCACATGCAAAATGGCAGGTTGAGGGTATGCCAACTCCAGATGGATATTTCCCAACTCCTTTTAAATTTGTAAATGAGTTTACAATAAAAACCCCAAAAGGAGTTTCTACCCTTTTTATAAATCCTCTTAATAGGTATGATTTACCGTTTACTTCAATAAATGGAATTGTAGATACAGATAATTATGTAATGGGAATTAATTTTCCATTTTTAATAAAAGATGATTTTACTGGTATTATTAAAAAAGGAACTCCAATAATACAATTAATACCATTTGAAAGAAAAAACTGGAAAAGAGTGTATAAAAATTTTAATAAGTTTGAACATAAAAAAAATAGTGATGAATTTTATAGCATAATTAAAAGAGCATACAAAACTCTATATTGGGTTAAAAAAGAATATAAGTAAAATGTATACAGATAAAATGCGTAGGGCTTTTCATTCAATTCTGCCTCCAAAAAATTTTAGTTTAGAAATAATGGATAATCAACATTTTTTAACTATAAAGTTAAATGAACGTGCCTTTATAAACATGCATCATAATGATAAAATTATAGCATTACAATATGTAAACAATGTAAAGAAAGCCCTAGAACTTGAAGGTGCCATTGTTTTAATAACTAGAGAGGTGTTAAAGTGAAAAACTTTGTTGTTGTTGGTGGAGGAACTGCTGGATTTTTAACAGCATTATATACAAGAAAAATGTTTCCAAATGATGAAGTTACTGTTATTCATAGCAAAGATATTGGTGTGCTAGGGGCAGGTGAAGGGTCTTCTCCAAACTTAGTTGAACTTTTTGATTATTTAGAAATACCAATAGACTATTTAATAAAAAAAACTAAGGCAACAATAAGAAATGGAACAAAATTTTCTAATTGGTCTAATGAAGGAGATACTTTTTACACAGATTTTGCTAAAACCATAGATCAAATTAATCCATACCATATGAACTCTACTATAAATTTTAGAGAATTTATGGGACCATCAATTTATGATATAGTTACAATATGTAACGATTCGGACACTAATTCACTTAAAAAACTTATAGATGAAAAAAATAAAGTTTACTTTATGCATAACTCAAAAATTGACTTAAATTTAGTTCCATTTTATGAATTTCAAAGATTTTCTAAATTTGGAATTAATTTTGATGCAAAACTTATGGCATCTGTTTTAGAACAGATATCAAATGATCGTAATATAAACGTTATTGATGGTAAAGTTAAAGATTTTATGTTAAATGATTTAAATGATGTTACAAAAGTTATAATGGAAAATGAAGAAACAATTGATGTTGATTTTATTTTTGATTGTTCTGGATTTGCAAGATTATTAATTGGAAAACTATATAAGACAGACTGGATAAGTTACTCAGATAGACTACCTGTTGATCGTGCTATAGCGTTTTTCTTAGAAATAGATAAAAATAATATACCAACATATACAAATGCAACTGCCCTTGAATACGGATGGATGTGGCAAGTTCCACTTCAGCATAGATACGGATGTGGGTATGCATATGACTCATCATATCTTTCTGAAGAGGATGCAAAAAAAGAAGTTGAAGAAAAAATTGGACAAGAAATAAATATAGTTAAATCATTTAATTTTAATCCAGGAGTTTATAAAGAGATTTGGAAAAATAATTGCCTCTCTATTGGACTTGCATCTGGATTTCTTGAACCTATAGACGCAACATCTTTATCACAGGTTGTTACATTGTTGGAAAACTTTTTTCTTTTAAAACATAAAATTTTTGATAATAATGATGTATCAAAAAAAGAAATAAATGATTACTATGTTAATCAGTCATCAAGCATGTCTGATTATGTTCAAATGCATTATTTAACTAATAAAACAAATAGTGAGTTTTGGTTAAACTTTGAAGAAAACCATCCAATTTTAGATTCACTAAAAGATAAAATAAATAAAATGGATAATACAGTATTAAGAAATGATGCAATTCGTGAAACATTTTCTGAACATGATTATTATACAGTTTGGCATGGCATGCATAGACTAAATATTGATAATATTAAAAGTATTTATAATGAAAATAAATTATTTTTATTTAGTGAATGGTGGAATGATCAAAAAAATCAGGAACTCAAAACTGTTGAAGATCTTGTAGATCACGTTCAGTTTTTAGAATATTTTGGCGGACTAGATTCTTAAAACCACTACATTATGAATATATTTATATCTATTGCTTCTTATCGTGACCCAGAACTTGAGTCCACTATTAAGAGCGCTATTGACAATGCAAGCAATCCAGAAAACCTACACTTTGGTGTTGTTTATCAGGGCCTGCCATTAGAAATGCCAAACTTTGACTCAGTTCCAAACCTATCCCTTGTAAACATGCACTCTAAAGAAGCCAGAGGTGCGGGGTATGCAAGAGCAAAGGCTATGGAACTATACAACAATCAAGAGTATTTTCTTCAAATTGACTCACATACAAGGTTTGCAAAAGACTGGGACGCTATATCTATTGATCAACTAGAAAGGGCTAGGAATATTTCTGGTCATTCATCAGTTCTTCTTTCATATTTCCCAGCACCCTTTGAGCCAGAAAGTAATGGCGGTATGCATTTAATAAAAAAGCATCCAAAGATAAAATCATATCCAACTAGACAAAAGGTAGCACTAAACAGAAAGAATCAGTGGACTGCAGAAAGAGTTGAGTTTACAAATAGAGCAAAAGAAGATCCAGAAATATCGGAGACCGTTCTTGGTGGTTTTATGTTTTCTTATGGAGCAATGGTTAATGAACTTCCATATGATCCAGACCTAAGTTTTTTTGGTGAAGAGATTTGTTTTGCAATGAGGGCTTGGACTAGAGGTTGGGATATTTATTCCCCTGCCAAAAATATTGTTTATCATTTTTATTCTCGTGGTGGATACTATAAAATTTGGGGAGATAGAAATCTAAGAGGTTTATCTTGGAAAGAGTTAGAAGAAATATCATACAAGAAACAAAGAAGAATCCTTTGTGGTGAAGAAGAGGGAATCTTTGGTGCTGGAAACATTAGAACCCTTGCTGAGTATGAGATCTTTACTAATACTAACTTTAAAGATTTTTATAATTTGACAAACCCAAGGCAGTAGGATATAATTAAAACATGTGGAGTGTGGATATGAAAGATATTTTTATTGTTGTTTTTGCAACATTGTCGGTTTGTTTTGCACTGTCATATATGTTAGTTTTAAGACAGTCTGTTAAACTTAAAAAAGATATTTCAAAATTATTTATTGAAAATACTTTGCTTCAAGAGTATGTTGATTTAACAAAATCTACAAAAACAAAAGAAGACTCAGATGAATCAATACATAAAGAGAATTTTATTAAGTTTCTTTCCGACTCAAGAGATTGGGCTTTTTCATATATTGAAAACGTACAAAAAGGATTAACAAAGTTTGTTAGTGATGTTGATGCAGACGTATCACACTTTGATGAATACGGAGATGCATTATCTATGTCAAGACCAGATTATCCATCTATGAAAAATATTTCAAAAGCATATAAGGAATTAAAAACACTACTTCCAGAGGATGAAATAAAATAATGAGAGATATAATATTATCAACACTAACAGGTTTTGGATGTGGGGTAGTATTTGCTGCATTCAAATTACCAGTACCAGCACCACCAGTTTTTGCGGGAGTCGCAGGAATTGTAGGGCTATGGGCTGGATATGCTATACTAATTAAGGTTCTATCCTAGGAGGAAACATGAACACAGAACAACTAAAGGCACTACTTGCATCATACGGACGTTCAGTCCTTGCATCAGGCCTTGCACTATACATGGCAGGCGTAACAGATCCAAAGGATCTATGGACTGCCCTTGTTGCAGCACTCGCACCCGTTGCAATTAGAGCAATCAATCCTAACGACAAGGCTTTTGGTCTATTGCCAGATGCTAAAGCCGTAGAGACCGCTCTGAAGGCTGCTAAGGCACCTGTAAAGAAGAAGGCACCTACTAAGAAGGCAGCGTCAAAGAAGTAATATTTACTTACAGAATTGCCAGTCTAGAAATAGGCTGGCTTTTTTGTTTTAAGAATTAATAATATCTATATATTTTTGCTTTAATGACTCTCTTGAAAAATGTTCAAACCCTAAATTAAATGCCTTTGTTTTCATTTCTTTTTTATCACTAATAATATAGTTATCAATAAGTTTAGCAAGTGATTTAGGATTAACGGACCAAACACTAACAGTTGCTTTAGCCTTAAACCTATCAATTTTGTCAGCCTCTAGTGTCCATTCATCTGGTAATACAGTTGTATTAGGAGAAATCCTGGGCATAAAGACTGGTAGCCCACTCATCAATGCCTCATTCATTGGCAAACATAAACCAGCATACCTTCTAGGCAATACCATTGCATCGTAACCAGAGTATAGATCCTGTTTGTTTGCAACGTTATCTGTTTCTATAATAACTCTTTCATCTGTTGTTTTAATCTCTAAAGGTGTTTGTGTTTTAATAACTAATTTATAATCTTCTCTTGAATAATTAAGCATCTGAATAACGGTTTCAGTACCGTTGCGATCTTTAACGGCTGCCTTGCCAGCAACATGCAAGATCCTTCTATGGTCTTGTGCATTTATATTCCTTACATCTTTAAATAACTCTGCATCAGTTGGTGGCGGTAGATGAATAACTTCGCATCTATCACCATATAGATTCTTGATATCATTTATATGCCAAGTACTTGGAGCCAATAATACATCTGGCAATGACCAGTCTTCATGTTGTAAGTTACCTAAAAATTCATAGTTATATTGAAGAATTGTTTTTATACCAGACATTCTAGCCATATCAATAAGTTGTTGTGAGTAAAATGTTTCACAACTGATAACAACATCAAGGTTTTGTAAAAATGCTTTTATTTCTCCTTGTCTAGGAAAACCTCTGTCTGTCGTAATACAGTCATAACCTTCATACCATTCAGGATGTTGTTCATTTTGATTAAAAAAACTTGAGTTAATAAGTAAAATTTTGTCAGGATTTAACATGTTTACTAGTTCTCTGGTTTGATTACCCAGGCCAGTGTTGTCAGATCTTGCTATGATTCCTAGTCTCATTCTTTATATCCCCAAAAATTATCATCTGTAGTAAATTTTTTATGACCATCACG